GCTAAAAAGCCTAAAAAAACGTTTAGAAAATACATTTGACCATAAAACGGTTGTAGCCTCTGACGACCCTGAGTTAGATAGTTTTGAGCGCTTACATCAAGCAGGCGTTCTTGACTTAATGATTCTAAAAGATGTCGGTTGCGAGAAGTTCGCCGAATTGGCCTTTCACCTAGCCAAGATAACTTTAGAAGAGGAAGGCTTTTCTCCTAGATGTAAAGTAATCGAGGTTGAAGTTGCTGAGCACGGTGCTAATTCAGCAATTTATCGGCCATGACTGAAGAAGAGAAGCAAGTCCGTCATCTAAATGTAAATGAGATATTTGGCCCAACAATTCAAGGTGAAGGTCCTCATACAGGGCGCTTAGTAGGTTTTTTAAGACTAGCGGGATGTAATTTAGCCTGTACTTGGTGCGATACTCCTTATAGTTGGGACTGGTCTAGATATGACCGAAATGAAGAAAGCCATAAGATTTTATGTTCTGATGTTGCTGAAGAAATAGATAAAATGGTCGTAGATAGACTTATCGTTACTGGCGGAGAGCCGTCGCTGCAGCAAAGAGGGCTTGTTTATCTAAAATCTTTAATGCCTATGGTTGAGTTCGAAATTGAAAGTAATGGAACTTTGCCCCCAAGGGAGGATTACGCTCGAGCCGTAAATTTATTTACAATAAGTCCCAAACTCGGCCATGCTGGAGATGCTTTCAAGGACAGAATTAGACTAGAGGCCATGAACGCTTACTCTGAATTGGCTTGGGACGGCAAAGCCGTATTTAAGTTTGTCTGCCAAAAACCTAGCGACCTAAATGAAGTCCTAGATATTGCTCGAATCTATAAGATACCTAGAGAAGCGATATGGATTATGCCTGAAGGGGCTGACCCTCAAACGCACTTAAATAACTTTGTAGCGCTCGCAGACGCCGTTGTTGAAAAAGGCTGGAACTTATCATCAAGACTTCACCTTATTGCGTGGGGACAAACAAGGGGGCACTAATGTTTGATGAACTAACTGATAACGCCATAATAGGCGTAAAAATGATTCTAAGGGCTCTAGGAGAAGACCCTGAGCGAGATGGGTTAAAAGATACCCCAAAACGAGTAATCAAGGCCTTAAAAGAGATGACGACAGGTTATCAAGAAGACCCTAAGACTATCCTCGGAACTACCTTTGATGTGCCTTATGATGAAATGGTAATCCTGAAAGATATCCCTTTTGTAAGTATGTGCGAACACCATATGTTGGCCTTTAGAGGAACAGCCGCAGTCGGTTATATCCCAACAGGGCGAGTAGTAGGGCTAAGTAAGTTAGCAAGAGTGGTAGATACCTTTGCCAAACGCTTACAAGTTCAAGAAAGGCTTACAAGCGATATAGCCCATGCTATCCAAGACCATGTGGCCGCTTCAGGAGTAGGTGTAGTGATTAAGTCGCACCATACCTGTATGAGTAATAGGGGAGTAAAGAAAACAGGAGAGATGGTTACTTCTGTAATGCTAGGTAGTTTCAGAGCCGAGCCTGAGACACGAGCAGAGTTTCTAAAATTGATTTCTGATTGATTTTTGATACTATAGGTAAAACATAGGAGTAAAAAAAGTGGCGAAAACTAAGGGAATTGACCCTGAGGTAATAGAGCGAGAGCGCAAAGTATTAGAGGCTCGCTTATTAGGCCTGCCTTGGGAAACTATCGCCAAAGAGGTGGGTTATGCCAGCGCTGGTGCCGCTTACAACGCTTATTCGAGGGCATTAGTTAGGACTTTAAGAGAGCCTGCCGATGAAATAAGAACTCAAGAGTTAGAGCGTTTAGACCGAATGATGACCCGATTTTACAATGACGCTGTTAGGACTGGAAATCCTCAAAGTGCGTCCACCACATTAAGAATTATGGAACGCAGAGCAAAACTACTAGGCTTAGATGCGCCAACTAAGATAGATTCTAAGGCAGAAGTAATTTATTCAGGCGGAGGGGATATTGATGCGGCCGTTGAAGAACTCCGAAAAGTCCTTGCCGAACGAGCAGGCGATAGCACGATACCTGTGGAGTGATAAATGGGCTCGTCAAGCGCAATTAGAGCCTGAAGGAGATTGGAATACTTGGCTGTTTATGGCAGGCCGAGGTGCTGGCAAAACTAGGACAGCGGCAGAGTGGTTGATTTATCAAGCCTGTAAAAATGATTACACAAGATGGGCGGTCTTAGCCCCTACTTTCGGAGATGCCCGAGATGTTTGCGCCGAAGGAGAGTCAGGGCTACTAAAAGTGGCTGAGCGGTATCAAATGCTTAAAAGTAAAGGTGGCTATAACTCAACTAAAGGCGAAATCAATCTAACTAATGGAAGCCGAATAAAATTATTTTCTGGTGATGAACCTGACCGTCTTAGAGGACCTCAGCATCATGGAGCATGGGTAGATGAGTTAGCCTCTTTTAGATATGACGATGTATGGACGCAATTACAATTTGGCCTGCGTTTGGGAACTAAACCTAAAACTATTGTTACAACAACACCTAAACCTACCGCCCTGTTACGAGATTTATTGACTCGTAAAGATGGCTCTGTAGTAGTTACTAGAGGTTCAACTTTTGATAACGCAGCCAACTTAGCCCCTGCCGCCCTTGCTGAATTAGAAAACCGATATGCAGGAACTAGAACAGGACGCCAAGAACTTTATGGTGAAATGCTAGAAGAGGTAGAGGGAGCGTTATGGACAAGACAAATGATAGAAAGAACTCGTATTCGAAAAGATGAAGTGCCCCAATTACAGCGTATCGTGGTTGCTATTGACCCTGCAGTAACTTCAGGAGAAGGTAGCGATGAAACTGGAATTGTTGTAGCAGGTATTTCAAGAGATAAGCATTATTACATTTTAGATGATAGGACTTTAAGAGCAAGCCCTGATACTTGGGCAAGGAAAGCAGTAGAAGCCTACGAAGATTGGAAGGCTGACAAGATAATTGCCGAAACCAATAATGGAGGCGATATGGTGGTTTTAGTCCTGCGCCAAGTAGATTAAAATGTTCCTGTTAAGAAAGTTACTGCCTCAAGGGGTAAAGCAGTTAGAGCCGAACCAATCTCAGCCCTTTATGAACAAGGCAGAGTTCATCACGCTGGAGCCTTTCCAAAATTAGAGGACCAATTAGTAATTTGGACGCCTGATTCAAATGATTCACCTGACCGATTAGATGCGTTAGTATGGGCGCTTACAGAGTTAAGCGGCGGTAAGGGAATGCCTGCAGGAATAGTTCCTATGAGTTTAACTCAAACTAATGATTGGAGTATTCCAAGCCTATGAACGACCCGAGAGATATTGCTTCCTTTGCGGCTAATTTAGTTACTGGAGATAGACAAGATAGTTATGGACACCCGCTGGATGATTTTACTAGGGCTGGCAAAATATGGGAGGCGATACTTGGCGTTCCAGTTTCAGCCGAACAGGTGGCCCTTTGCATGGTTGGGATAAAGATAAGTCGCCAAACTAATACGCCTAAATTAGATAATGTTGTTGATGGCATAGGTTATTTTTTAACATTAGCAATGGTTCAAGAAGAGAGAGCCGTTAGGGAACTAGAAGAAAACAGAAAGGACAAAAATGAGGATATTCAAGGGAAAAAGTGATACTTGGGGCTTAGCCGTTCAGTATTGCAATTGGGATAGAAGTTTAACGCTACAAATACTAAACTTCTACATTATTTTTGTGGCGCATAAATACTGGAAAGATTAGTCGTCAAAAGGTCTTTCTCTGAAAAGTATATTTGCGTCGTTTTGTTCTAAAAGTAAGTCAAATAACTCATCAGGGTCTAACTCTTTAATTTTAGGTCCTTTGATATAAACAAACATAGCAACGCATAAAGCGATAAAAGCCGTGAAAAAGGCAAATACGCTAAAAACTAAAGCAATCCAACTAACCATTGGCTAACTTTTTCTCCTTTGCGCTATCTCTCTCATTTTGTAGTGCTGAGAAAGTCCGACCTTTCATCTTCTTATTGAAATGCCGTATATTATTGGCAGGTATGCCGATTTTGTTAGTAGGTAAAGTAATGGCAAGCAAGTCTGAAGCATCTTGATTCATGTAGCCTGCGTCTAAAATTGCCGCATCATCAGGAAAAACATCAGCATGGCGGTCGTTTTCTTTATCGATTAAATGGTCCTCTTTGCCACCTAATGAATA